CGTACGAAGTGCGGTGATTCTCCTAGTTGTATTGTTGGTACAACTTGAGCGGGGCTGGTTTTTACTGGCCCCGTTCTTTTTTGTGTTGACGGCGGTGTGCGTTATGTGCATAGGTAACGTATCACAACAAGGAGAACGTTTATGAACAAGCTAGATATGGACAAGCCGTACTTGCTCACACAGGCACAGCGCATGGACTTGCTGAACTCACACAATAAACTGCGTGACATTTTGCAGACCATCGGAGATTGCAACGACATATGGATTTCTCAGGTGCAGCATCTGGAAACTCTGGTATGTGAACTGCATCGCATCCTCAAGTTTGTACCCAAGCGCGGCGAGGATGGTAACATCATCTGGGGTGCTGACTGGATACTGATTGAACACAGCAAGGAGGATGACGATGACTAAGCTGTATCAACTGGTGATGGACAGCGCAAAGAACCCGCTGTCCAACATCCCCGACGTGAATACTCGTCACATGATCATGCAAGTTCTTGCGTGGATGTGGTGTATCGTGTTTTCGTCGTGGGTGGGATCGATTGTCGTGTTCGGCATCAGTGCGCTTGTACACGCAATCTTGTTGGCTGGCATCTTTATCACAGTAACTGTGTTCGAAACTGCCAAGCGCAGGCCGCAATATTTTGGCAGCTTGGGACGAGGCAACGGGGGTGAACATGAATAGGTACTACGTAGAGTTTGCAGAAGTCTATGGAATAGGTGGCATCTATGTATACGCCTACAACAGACATCATGTGCGTGACATCTTATATGACTACAAATTAGTGGTCATTAAGCAGATAAAAGATTAGGAGACGAGTGTGACTGAAGTTACTTTAAAATTCACGACGAACAAACCTGACAATCCTTACATTCGTCTGCACATGATAATCGACTTGCTGGAAAACGTCCCCGATGATTACGTTGTGGACAAGGAGTGGATTGAGGCAGAGTTACGCGAAATATTCCAGATGTTTTATCACATAGGATGGGAGAAGTATGCTGATGGAAAACCATGTTGAATCTTGTCACTGCTGGCACTGCGGTGGCTACGGCAAGGTCTCGTACATATGGTATGGGGATATCGAAAAGTGGATGGAGTGTCCCGACTGTAAAGACGGTGACCTCTATCGTGCCAAGCTAACACAGACGACGGTGATCCGTGCCTTTCTTACACAGGCAAAGCACGCACTCGAAGACATCGAAATTCTTGACACAGACCTCGACCGCATCTATGGCAAAATAGATGACGCAATCGGTGACATCGAAAGATACGAGACAAAAGTGGGGACGCGAAATGGGACGAGTGAGTGACTGGCTAATTGAAATGGAAGAAGACGCCTTCTGCATGACACGCGACGAGTGGACGGCAAAGCACGGCGAATCGTGCATCGACATCTATAACAAGTTACGCGCGGAGTGGCTAGACGATGACATCATACCTAACGAACCACAAGAACATGGCAAACCAGCCGACGCCAAAGACAAATCAACTGACGCGAAGGACTACCCTGTCTACTGACTACCCGTGCGATGTGTGTGGTGAGCCAGCTATGACCAAAGATGGCGGACAGCTTCGTTGTCCGTCGTGCTGGCTGCGAGAAAATAAACCTGTTGACTGGCACGGGCGGCGCGGGTAGGTTTCCGACATCGTTTTTTAACGAAAGGAACCCGAACAAATGAAAAAGCGAATACATATCAACCAGCACGTCATCCGCGCCAACAAAAAGAATGGCACGCATGATCCGGTGATCACGGTTAAAACCAGCAAAAATAACCATTACACTTACGCCGCAGAAATTGACGGCTTGTCGCGTGTTGTTTATTCACCGGACAAACCGCTTTCATGTGGTGCGCGTGTGTGGATTGAGACCGACGCGCCAGTTTGGTTGCATACTGGTGAGGTGATCACATGACAGTAAAAGCCACGCAAGTTGATCACGAACGCATGATGTATAACATCACTTGCGTTTACCGTGATGCCGACGAAACGCAGCACGCAGAAGGTCTTTTGTGGTACGAAAACGCACAAAAGGCGGCGCACAATATCGCACTAAAACATGACGTTCCTGTTTATATTGCTGTTGCTGTTATCGCTGCGCTTTCACCTAATAACAAATGGGCGCGGAATCTTGTCAACGCCGACGCTTTGATTGGTGCTTTTGTCAATGGTGACGGCTTGCTATCGGTCAAAGTCTCGACCTATCACGCCATGAAGCGTAAGGCTTGGGATATCTTGGCGGCGCGTCCTGACTACGACGGCGCAAAACGTATGCTGAAAGGTCAGAAAATCACGTCCTTTTTTTGTGACATCATGGGCGAGTTCAACGTGACAATCGACGGTCACGCACGAAACATCGCCTATGGTGAGCGCATCAGCTTGACTGACGACCGCAGCAACATCGGCGTCCGTGAATATCGTGCTTTGCAAGCCGCGTATGAAGCCGCCGCAGAACGGCTTGGCCTCATGCCCTACCAGTTACAGGCAATTACTTGGCGCGTCTGGCGGGATCGGCACGGCATCACATGACAAACGGGTTGACGCTAAACATGACAAACGGGCCGACGCTAAATCGTATGTTATGGGGATTGGCTGGCGCTTCCTGCCGCGTTCGGGGGTGGGGCAACGGGCCGATCGACGGGCGCGGCGAGTCGCGGGGCTGCGTCCAACCGGCCGAAAAAATTTTCGGCGCGGGGGTTCAACTGGTGCAAAAGATGTGCCATGATTCGACCATCAACAACGCATGAACAAAGGAGAATCTGTCATGCTAGACCTACCAACAAACACAATAGCTGCCGACATGGCAATCCGAACTGGTGATGACATTTACGCCATCCACAAAAACCCTGCCGACGTGGGCTTGTTCTCACGTTATGCGAAGGTGGAGCGGGTGCCGATCGAGGCACAAACGCCGAGCCGCGTCTACGATGAACGGGACGGCATAGACTATGACTTGATGTCAGCCCGACCCATCGAGGGATACTCGGCACTGTACAACAGAGCCACCGATAGCCTCTTGGATGTCCGCCCAGTGTCTCGGCATTATGCCTTGATCCCGCATGAAGAGCTTTTTATGCGGCAAGCTGCGCTCTTGCATGAGTCTGAACTGCCCACCGAAAACGTCACGGTGACCGACCGCATCTATGGTTTCGGTAAACGGGTGCATCGGACGGTTGTTTTCCACGACCTTGCGACGGTAGACCGGACACGCAGCGGCGAGGCTGATCGCGTCGAGTGCCGCATGGACATTTTTAACAGCGTCGACTTGTCTTGGGCCTTTCAGGTGTTCTCGGGTGCCTATCGTGACTTGTGCCGGAATTCGCTAGTGTTTGGCGGTGCCAAATCGTACCACCAGCGCAAAATTCACAAGGGCCACGTCTCGATCGATGCCATGATTTCGAAAGCTGGTTATGGTCTCGACATGTGGATCAACAACAAGGAACAGATGGATGTCTGGAAAGAGTCGCACTGTTCGAGCTTTGACTTTCAGCGGATGTTAAAACAGACGATCTGCCGCAAGAAGACCAAAGCCGCGCAACACGACGAAAAGCTGGCTATCAACGAAAGCAAGCTGAATTGGTTGCTTGAGCGGTTCAGTGAAGAGACGCCAGAACTGGGCCTGACCTTGTGGGCTGCTTACAACGCCCTCACGCATTACGCCACGCATTTGCCGGGGACGACCGCGCGCAACAACAACAAGGAGCTAGTCGCCACCAAGCGCAATGACGAAGTCCGAGAAGTAATCGGCAGTAGCTTCTGGCAAGGTCTGGAAAGGAACTACGCTTGAATGGAAGCCTTGCTTATCGTTTACCGCTTGGCTGTGGTCTGCTTCTTAATCTTACTGATCACGGCAATCATGCAATTCTAGGAACACACGAAAGGAACTAACGAAATGACTAGGACACTACCCGAAAGCCTAATCGAGGAAATCCGCAAGGTGGCGGATAAATTCGAGCTTGCTATCCGTCAGGACGAACGCGACCGCCTGATCTCTAAGATGCGCGGCACGCTCTATTCCGAACAAGTAGGCGAGGCACTGGCGGACGACACGCCGCCGCTGCCGGAATCGCTCCCGCAGCCGAACGACGTTTCTTTGTCGCAGGCTCATTACCAAGCCATTCGGTGGATGTCGCAAGGGTTCATTGCCGTGCCTACTCTTGCCGGTCACATGAATGTGAAAAAGCAATCCGTCTATCACTATTTGTCAGACCTTAAAAAGGCAGGGTTTGATATTGAGATAAAATCGACGGGTAACCGGCGGGGCGGCTATCGCAATATTTACAGGCTTGCGCGTCCGGCCTAAAAAACGTAGAACTTAGGGGCTGGCGCTTTTGCCAGCCCTTTTTGCAAATAGGAGAATGACCAATGCAAAGCACGATCAAAAACGAATTGACCTCATCTGAAGCTGCAGATGTTTTTGCTGTTACCGAACACGAAATTCGGGTTTTGCGCCATCATCTCGATGCGATCCAGAACCAGATACGGGGCTTAGAGTCGTTCATGGATGCGATGGGCTTCACTAGCTATATTGGCAGCAATGCGCCGCGTTCTTTGAAGGTGGGCAAGTTCAAGGTGACCACCGACGATTGATCACAACAGCCAGTTTCCTCCCCAACTTGCCCCGCCCTAGTCGGCGGGGTCTTTTTTTGCCTAGCGTCTGGATATATCGCTTGCGGCTTGTATCGGCGGGATATTTCGGCGGGTTGCTTATTCGGGTATTGCTGCGCTTTTTGGTCGCCACAGATACCGCTTCGAATTAACGACATGACAAAACAGCCAACGCGGGCGCGCGCGTCATGTGTCACAGTCAGCCAGTGGGGGGGTGTCTTGCTATTGAGGGTGGGGGATTGCGGCCTTGGGATCATCGGCGATGTCGCGGATGGGGGGTTTTGCCGGATTTTCAGGCGGATGAGCCGAAAAATCCTGCCAAAACAAAGACAAATCAGACAATAAAAAAAAATATCTCGCGCGTACGGGCGCGCAAGGGCCACTAGGGGGGCCGGTATATGTACATGCAACCCCGACAGCAATTTTATTTTTTGGGAATAACCGGCATACGTAAAAACGTACACCTTTAGGGTAGACCCCCGGTTCCTTACTGGGCCACTTTTGGGAATGTGGGTGTATATCCCGGCGGGTCTTACACGCAGTGTACTGTCGAAATCACGATTTGTCAAGAAAAAAAGTTGACAACACCGAAAATAGCCCTTATACTTGTGATATTATGAATTTACTTCCACAAAAACCCGTAAAAGAACGTGAATTGACGCCCCAACAGCGTACGTTCCTCGATAATCTCTTCGAAAACGGCGGAAACGTAACCCAAGCAGCCGTAGATGCGGGTTATTCGAAGGGTTCGAGCCAGTGGCTCAAGAAAACCCTAGCCGATGAGATCGTCGAACGCACAAAAGACATCCTTTCTGTCAATGCGATCAAGGCAGCTAACAGACTTGTCACGACAATAGACAATCCCACCCCCGAACGCGGTGACGACCTACGTCTCAAAGCAGCCGAATCCCTCTTGACACGCGTCGGCGTACGCGCTCCAGAGCAAATAAACCACAATGTCACGGCAGTACACGGTGTAGTCCTGTTGCCACCGAAGAATGAGGTGATTATCGATGCGAACTGACCGAGAAATATATCTCCTCGCTGACAAAGATTACTCTCAACTCTCTTCTGCCGAGAGCCGACAGTACAGATATATCATGTCACTTCCCTTCGGTGAGCGGATGGATTTGATAAGTATAAACAACCCCGCCAACAAGTACGGAAACGATATCAGAGGATTCACTCTGATGGAAAAAGCAAGTGGCGGAAAGGTACATCGTGGACGACAAGCCAGCGGAAGCTCCGAAAAGACGGGGTAGGCCGAAGCGCGATCCGAATGCGCCAAAAGCCACATATAACTTATCTACAAAAGAGCGTGCGAGACGCGCGGCGACGAAACGTGTCAACGCCGCGAAGCGTCGTGCCGCGAAGTCAACCAAAGCAGCAGAGGATAAACGACGCTATGCCCGAAAGCTCGAACAACAGGCTACAAAAGTTGAAAAGGCTCTTGTTGGCGATACCACTGCCACAGTCGATCTTGGGGATGTGGCTGCTTTGCCAGACTCGGTGTCGGAGCTTGTCGGAGAAAGTGAAGTCATCTTTCAACCGAATTCGGGTCCGCAAACGGAATTTCTGTCGGCGGGTGAGCGAGACGTACTCTACGGCGGTGCAGCCGGGGGCGGTAAATCTTTCGCTCTCTTGGCCGATCCTTTGCGCTACTGTCACAACCCTAATCATCGTGGGCTTCTTCT